ATGGAGCTCCACGATAAAACCGTAAACGCTGCCGAAGATTTCTACCCTGATGCCATCGTCAGACGGCGGCGCCAAATTCTTTCAAACAATTTAGCAACAGCCGAGGAGAAACTTGCCGCCGCGCGAAAGCAGGCCGTGGCTGAAGGCACTCATAAGAAAATAACCCCATTACCGACAGAAGGTAGTATGGCTGCGAACTGGTCGTCTTATATAGTACCAAATAAGCCAGAGTTTACCGGCCAGATATATGTACAGGATTTACAGCAAAAAAATAAAGAGCCTGGTGTAATGTATCCAGTTTCATTTGTAAATACACATGTGCCACCGGAGATGGACAAAGGATTCCGTGAAGATTTTGACAGAGGTCGTAACATTTTAGCAGAATTATATAGTAAGAAACTTGGCGGCCTGGATATGATTAGAATGGATTTGGAAATACGTGGTGACCCATATTGGATAACAGCATCATATGCCGATAATGGGGAGCAGAGTATGTCACCAACAATAAAATCACCGTATTTAATTTTACTTGCAAGCCAAGGCAATGAGCCTAATACTGCGGGCATACTGCAAATTAATGAGCGCAATGGCCTCAACGCAGTATATTCAGTTATTACTGTTGTTAGTAAATTTACCGGCGGTGAATTTAGTCAGACATTAAACTGTGTCAGAGATAATACAATAGACTTAAATAACATAATAAGAAAACCAGATGAGTATATTCAAGTGGATATCGTCGGCGCTGGTAATCCACACCGGTAAACACGATCGATAAAAGAGTAAGATATGCCAAGACAACGAATAGATAATCCGTCAGTTGCCCGTACAAAAACTGAACCAGGGTATTTTTCAAACGATACTGCCAATCGTAAGCGCCATTATGGCGTATATGTAGGTATTGTAAAAAATACACAAGATGTAACAATGATGGGCCGGTTGGATGTGTTTTTACCGGAATTTGGTGGTGATGAAGATAATCGACTAACATGGAAGACGGTAAATTACTGTGCACCATTTGGCGGATCCACCCCTGGTATGGAACGGTATTGGGAAGAAGGTATTAATGAATATGATTACACACCCACTAGTTATGGATTCTGGGCAGTCCCGCCTGATGTTGGTAATAAAGTTCTTGTAATGTTTATCAATGGCAACGAAGCCAATGGTATCTGGATAGGTGTGTTATATGATACTTTTATGAATTATAATGTTCCTGGGTTAGCCGCTTATGATAAACATGATGCATGTGATTATTACCCAAATGTACCAACTACTGAATATAATAAATTTGATCCTGCGATAGGTAAAAAACCAATAGACCCTGACCTTAGACCATATCATAAACGACAATACGAAAGAATGTGGCAGAACCAGCAGTTAGAAGACCCATATAGAGGTTGGACAACGAGTTCAGCGCAACGAGAAACACCAAGTGCTGTGTACGGTATGAGTACACCCGGCCCGATTGATATGGAGGCTGATGATGTAAAACACACATTTAAGAGAGCAGGAGGCCATCAGTTTGTAATGGATGATGGTGATATAAACGGTGATAATAGACTTATTAGATTACGTGCTAGAGGAGGCGCCCAATTATTACTTCATGATACATTAGGGTTTGTTTATATCTGTAATAAGATGGGTACTGCTTGGGTAGAACTTGATCGAGATGGTAATATTGATGTGTTTAGCAATAATACAATAAATTTACGAGCCAACGAAGATATAAATATCCGCGCTGATAGAGATTTAAATATCGATGTCGGCCGCAATATTGTATGTGAATTATTAAATGATTATCTCCCAAATGAAGCCAAGCAGGAACAAAAAGATATCGACAAAGAGTTTAAGTATACGAAAATCTGCGGTATTGAGCAACCAGTACCGCCTGGATCAATTTATTATCATTTAGGACCCGACGCTGGTAATATCGAAGGACTAATTGAAAAAGGCGATGTGGTTCAGCATCTTATAAAAGGTAATGTTGATGAGAGGCTCGACGAAGGTAATTTTCGTCGAACTCTTATTAAGGGCGATTTTCATTCTATAACTGGCGGATCCGCAATGTATTCTACCGAAAAAACAGAAGACCACCACGCAAAAGTTAATATTCAATTAGAAGCCGACAATGAAGTAGCAACCTCAGGTGGCATTGCAAATAAAGTATATTCCGCCGGCAACGTACATATTAAAGCAGATGACTCTTTATTGCAGGCCGCTAAGAAGGAGATTGATCTTGTGGCCCCTGTAATAAAACTGTGCGGGGCTGTATTCATGGCTAGTGGTGGGTGTGTATCGCCAGACACGCCGGTAAAAATTAAACAACCTTTGCCAGCAGATCCTGTGCCTCCACCCAATGTCAAAGAATATGATGATGTTGTTAAGATTGTCGAGTGCGCCCCGGCAGAATGTTTAGTAGTTGAAAGAATAGTATCAAGATATCCGGGTATGGAACCTTGGGGTGGCATCAGAGGCCCAGGTCTGGGCGCAAACTATCATATTGATGTGAAGACAGTTGGCTGCAATGATCTAGAAATTGGTGCAGAAGTACCACCACCTGAGATCCCAGTTACTGATATTGAAGAATGCTGTCGAGCAGGGGGTAATCCACACGATGTGGTATCTGTGCCACCGGCCCCAGTGGATATCCCAGTGGATAGTAGATTATTTGAAAACAAATGATTATTAATTATAGCAAGCATTTACCACCAGGCCAATATATTGGAACACATTATGATGCCAACGGTAATCCACAGTATAAACGGGTCGGCCCATCAGCGGCACAACCGGCTGCTTTAGCCGATTTAAATTCTGCTGGTGTTAATATAATTTTTGAAATGGAAGGCCGGTCACAAGTGTTATACAAGAATCGTGCTGGTGAAGAGATGATAGGCATTGAACATAAACTTAATAAAAATGTAGTTACAACAAAATTACGAGCAGATTTATTAATTAATGATACAATTATTAATGTATTTTCTACTAAAGAATTACCACCATTTGGCCAAGCAGAATTGCTCGGCACTAAAGAAATAATTTCTTGGACTAATATCTCGTCAACGGCTTTATTAGGAGTTGTTCGAGGCGTAAACTCGACAGTACCGGTAGAACATAAGAAAGGCGCAACTTTAAAATTTAACGGGGAATCTTACACATCAATTACCCGATATCAAGCGAATCAGTTATTTGAAAAAGATATATTAGAAAATATCAATGCAGTTCGAAAATATGTTAAAGTGCCTATAAATAAAAATCAAGCTAGTGCATTGATTTGTTTAGCACGGAACCTAGGAACAGAAACATTTGCAACTTGCACTGTAGTAGCAGCTCTTAATAGGGGCGATTATATATTAGCAAAGTCTGAATTTTTTCGATATGTGTATACATTACCTCAGAAAGTACTAGGAATTAATGGACCTGAAAATGCCGCAGTAACGGTTCATGCTGGTTTACGCAAGCGCCGAGCAATGGAATCAGATCTGTTCTCAACCCCAGTCTCCACACTATAATTTTAATAGACACTAATAACCCTTTATAAAGATTTCAGATAAATAATTAAAATGGTATATTAATTATGTTAACTGATGCTTCGTTTATAGGATTTAGTACAGTCGGTAGGATAAAACCTCCTTATACTCTGATTGATTTTGATTTAGTAAAAGTCGATTTATTAAATCATTTTAATACGAGAAAGGGTGAAAGGGTAATGCTTCCGGAATTTGGTACAATCATTTATGATTTACTAATGGATCCGTTAGACGATATGACAAAAGATTTAATTCGCGAAGACGTGATTCGTATAATTAAGAGTGACCCACGAGTAGAAATGGTAGATTTAATAATGACTGAGTTAGACCGTGTTATTTTGTTAGAAGTAGAATTATTATATCTACCAAATGGTGTTACTGAAACAATTGCAATACAGTTCAACATAGAATTACAGGAATAGATTAGATGGCACAATTACAACGGCAAAGTACTTTATTTGCAGCCGAAGATTTTAGAACAATTTATAGAACGTTTAGTGAAATTAATTTTACTGCGTATGATTTTGATACAATCAAAGCATCAATGATAGAATATTTACAACGAAATTTTCCTGAGGATTTTAATGATTTTATTGAAAGTAGTGAATTTATTGCTATCGTGGAATTGTTATCATATATGGGACAGACGATTGCATTTAGACAAGATTTAAATACTAGAGAAAATTTTCTAGATACTGCTGAACGAAAAGAAAGTGTTCTACGTTTAGCAAAGATGCTAAATTACACCCCAAAGAGAAATACACCTGGCACAGGTATTATAAAATTGTATTCCGTTCGGACAACAGAGGATGTATACGATAGTAATAATAAGAATTTAGCCAGCCAGTCAATAGAATGGAATGACACAAATAATAATGATTTCCTAGAACAATTTATTTTAGTACTGAATAAAGCATTTAGTAATCAAAACCCATTCGGCTCACCGGTATCGACAGCAATAATTGAGCCAGGGATCGATGCGTCAATATATCAAATTAATGCAGAATATCAAACAAATGTTGTTTTTGGTTTTAACGCATCGGTCAATGGCACAACAAAACCTTTTGAAGTAGTAAATTGTGAATTTAACCCAAATGGTTATATCCAGGAAGTTGATCCTAATCCTAGCAATGCATTTGGCATTCTTTATCTCAATGATCAACAAGGTCTTAGTAGTAGTACCTCCGGATTTTTTGGTTATATTAAACAAGGATCACTACAGTATCAAGATTTTAATTTAGAGATACCGTTGCCTAATAGAGAAATTTATATTAACGTTGAAAATATTAACAATATTGATGTTTGGGCACAAACATTAGACACAAATGGTAATGTTATAGCAACGTGGGAGCAAGTGCCTGCTGTATCTGGAAATAATATTGCTTACAATAGTATTTTAAGGGGTACACGAAATATATTTACAGTTACAACTGAAGCCGGCAATACTGTAAGTTTAAAATTTGCGGATGGCCAGTTTGGTGATATACCATCTGGAATTATGCGAGTTTGGTATAGAGTTAGCGCAAATGAATTGCTTACAGTTAAACCGAGTGATGTTGGATTACAAACAGTACAGATACCATACGTTAATGTAGGTGGTGTTTCACATACTTTACATATGGTGTTAGAATTAAAGACAACTATAGGAAATAATTTACCTAGTGAGTCAGTAGATGAGATAAAAACAAATGCGCCGCAGGTTTTCTACACACAAGACAGAATGGTTAGTGGTGAAGATTATAATGTTTATCCTGTATTTAAAAACGCAAATATTGTTAAAATAAAATCAATTAACCGAACACATGCAGGCCATAGCAGATATATTGATGTAAATGACCCAACTGGAACAGTACAGAATTTAAATGTATTTGCCGATGATGGCATTGTTTATAAAGACATACAAAATATTGAAATAACATTTAATCTTGTAGCATCAGCAACTGCGGCATCAATGATACAACAATATATACAACCTGGCTTAAACAGTGATGAGTTAACAAATTTTTATTATGATACATATCAAAAAGCAGTCCAAGCAGTAGATAGTAGTTCAGCCTGGGAATTTTTAACTGATGAACAGTTATATTGGGTGCCGTTACCAGACGCCAAAGAATCAAATTTAGGATATTTTATTTTAAAAGGCGCATCGGCATTTACAGTAAATGCTATCTCAATAGGCTCAATTGCCTCCGGAAAGACTGCATATCTAGTAGAGAAATGCTTACTAGAATTTACAGATCCAGAAACTGGTAGTGTCGAATATGCAACAATTGAAAATATTGTTAATAATGGCGATCCTACCGGATTAACATCAGGCCCAGTACAATTAAATAAACCAATTAAGTCTGGCCATTGTGTTATAAACTTTTATCCAGCATTCCGCCGGTTGTTTAGTAATGTCGAGAGCAGTGAAATATATGCACAACTTGAATTACGAAATTCTTTTGGTATTGGTTATGATTATAAGACAGCAAGTTTTTATGTAATTGCGGCAAACAATTTAGATTTAACCTCACCTGATATAAATTTGGCAAATGCCAAAGATATTACAAGTAGTAATCAAGATGCCAGTTGGGTTATTAAGGCAGTATTTAATTCGGCAACATCAGTTGCTTTAGCATCATATACTATAACAACTCGAGGCCTGCGATATATTTTTGAGAGTGAAAATGATGTTCGATTCTATTTTAATAATGCATTTAAAACAATTGACATACAAACAGGCAAAGCGAAAAAAGATGAAATACATTTATTAAAAGTAAATGTTGATAAGCGAGCACAGATAAGTGGAATATCGGTGACAAATCCTGGCAACGGGTATACAGTTGCACCGGCTGTTACTTTCCAGCAATCAGGTGCTGTAGACACAGCCACAGCAGACGCATCTTTATCATGGAATATGATTGCAGGTGGTATTGGCGGTTCTGGATACAAAGCAACCGATTCGTCGAAGGCTTATTTGGATAGTACTGTAGTTGACGCCAATGGTAAGCAGACTGAGATTAGTATTAATAATAATGGTGTGTTGTCAGCAGACGGGCGATCAGTAACAATTAGAGCAAATTTAAGTAATACTGCTGAGGCTATAATTGTATTAGCAACAGACACACTAGGACAATTTACTATTACAAACCCCGGTTCAGGTTATACTTCTGCTCCTACAGTTGTGGTAGACCCACCGACTAGTGGTATAACTGCTACAGCAGATGCTATAGTATCGCAAGGCCTTACAAGTTTTGTGTTTAGTGCACCTACCGCTACCGCTACAACAACATGGACTATAACACATAATTTAAATCAGCGACGAGTTATGTTTGAATTGATGGATTTAAATTATGATGTGATTAATACGATATATAATGCTCCGGTAGTTACAGCAATTGATGTTAATACATTACAAGTGGCATGGCCAACATCACAAAATAGAGATTTTATAATTGATATTTTACATAGTCTCAGTCAACGCCTTGTGAATACAGAATTTATTGATGCAAATAATAAAGTAGTCAATAATGTATATGATCAAACAAAGATTGAATGTGTAGATACAGATA